CTGCAGACGACGAAGCGCGTCAAGTTCCGCCGGCGCAAGACCTTCGATTCAGGATCCACGCCGAAGATGGCGGCAAAGAGCAAGACGGCCCGCCTGGCGGACGTCGACGTGTCGCAGCTGCGGGAGCAGATGGCCGAGACGATCGAACGCGCGGAGGCGCAGGATCCCGCCGTCTTGAAAAAGCGGATAGCCGAACTCGAGCGCGCCCTGAAATCTGCGCCGGCCGCGGATCCGGATGAGCTCGTCGCGCTGCGGATCCAGATCGCAGAGCTGGCCGAGAACAATCGCAAGCTGCGTGCCCGCGGCGACGAGCTCGTCGAGCAGCTCGTGCGCGCCGATGCGACGTTCCAGAAAGCGCTGGACGCTGTGGCGTCGGTGAAGAGCGTCCTCGAGAGTACAACCTTCGAAACGCCGTCACTGGACGTTGAGCCTGTCAAGGCGACGCCGGCCGACGCCAACAAACCGTCGTTTCGCCAGAAACCCGCTCCAGCTCCTCGGCGAACGAACGGGACGGGTACGGTTCCGGACAAGATAGGCAAGGGTGAGCGGAAGATCCTGATCGCGGTGGCTCAACACGCAGAGGGTGTCGATCGGGAGCAGTTGTCGGTGCTGACGGGTTACAAACGCTCGAGTCGTGATGCGTACATCCAGCGCCTGAAAGCGGCCGATCTGGTCGACGTGGGTCCGCCCATTCGAGCGACGACACTCGGCATCGAGGCGCTTGGCTCCGACTACAAACCGCTACCGACCGGCGCGGCGCTTCGTAACTACTGGATGGATCGACTGCCCGCTGGCGAGGCTGCTGTGCTCGAGGTCCTTCTCGGTGAGTACGGGAAGGAAGTGTCGAGGGATCGAATAAGCGACGCGACGGATTACAAGCGATCGAGCCGCGACGCCTACATCCAGCGTCTCAAGGCCAGAAAACTCGTCAACGTTACATCGGCCGGCGTTGCCGCTAGCCCGACACTATTTGGGGGCTGATCCATGACGTCGATAGATGAAGCAAGAAAACTGCAGAAAGCCCTGGAGAAAGATATAGCGGTGTCGCTCGCACGATTTACGGAACAGACGGGAATCGTCATTCGTGATCTTTATGTCAGAAGCGTAGATCGCTTTCCCGATTTGACGAGCATAGATGAGGATCCGACCGCCAGCATAAAAATGCGTGCCAATTATCACGTCGATTCGAAAGCGGAGCTCTGACTAATGACTGGAGCGACCGAACAGGAACTCGAAGACAGCGGCCTGATTCGCTGCTGGTGCGGTGCAGTCGGCACCTACGACGAGATGTTCCTGGATAGCGGATCGGATCGTTGCGGCGGCCTGGGCGAGCGGGACTGCCATTGCGGTGGCGACCTGTGCGTATGCCACAACCACGGCACGATCGAGTGCTACGGCTGCGAAGATTGCGAAGGGTACGACGATGAGTGGTGCCCGGAATATGAGGACTGACCCGTGACGACAGAGGAAATCTACACCGCCAGCGACTACGCCGGAATAGATGCGGGAGACTTTCGTTTCTACTACGGCTATGAGCAAACGGACGCTGACGATAATTGGCTTTTCGTCGCCCACCAGAACGGCAAGAAAATCATGTCCTACACGGCTGAACAGCTAGGCGGTGAGGATACTGACCCGCCGAGGGATATTCTGATGCGCGGCATTGCTCGATACTTTTGTCTCGCGTCCAAGTAACACAGGAGAAGAACATGGAACACCTAACGACAATGCAAGTTTTACCGTGGGGCGTGCTGATGCTCGGCATCGCCTGCATCTTCGTATTCTTCCTGATTCGCGAACTCGGCAAGGCCGAGGATCGAGCAATCAACGTGCAGGATGAATTTCGGAAAGCCGCCGAGCTTCGCAAGGATGCGGAAGCGCATGACATTACGGTAAGGCAGCGCCGGGGAATGTTGAAGGAAGCGAAGCGCATCGAGGACCGAGCGCGGGACGCCAGCCTGGTGCCGGGCAAGTATGGGTCCAGTTAGAGAAGTGGCCAAAGCACTCGCAAAACGCAAAGACGATCCGGTCATGCCGGTGGCGTACACGACTGCCGTGAAGGCGCTCGCGGAGTGCTGCAATCTCGATGAGGCGTCTACGTTCGTCGATTCCTCGGAGGCTCTGGCCGCCTGGGCGAGGATCTACAAAAAGAACGAAGCCGGACGCCAGGCCAGACAGCTACGGCTGCACGCCTATCGCCGCATGGGTCAGATCGCCCGCGAGCTGGCGCCCGTCAAACCGATACCAGGCGGCGGCCGTCAGGCTGGGCCAGTGGCGAAGCTGCGAGAACATGGGCTGTCACGACACGGCGCGGACGCGGCGAATCACCTGGGGAAGATGGGCGACGAGGATTTCGACGCGGTAGTCAACCAGGACATTCCGCCGGCGCCGACGTCGGTAGCGAGGCGGTTCCGTGAGCCGAGCCAGTTGACGGCATGGCGGGCGCTCCAACAGCGGAAAGGCACACCGTTCGCCTGCTCGACGTTCGTTCAAAAGACCGACCCGGCGACCGTTGCTAAAACGCTTTCCGCAGACGAGCGCGATGTCGCCCGTCGATCGACCGAGAACATGATTCGATGGCTGCAAGCGTTCAATCGTGCACTATCGAATTGCTGACTGTTGAGGACTCGAATTATATGGGGTTGCATCGCAAATCGCTGGTTACCGGGACCATTTTTCGCCACTACAAAAATCGGAAGCTATACCTTTTCCTGATGGTGGCTGAAAACCCTAATACCGGCGAGATGGTTGCTGTTTATCGCGAGGCTCCGGGAGGTCGAATTGCCTCAACCCCATGCCATTGGCGGCCAGTTGACGAGTTTTGCGAGAAGTTTGAGAAGCGACTTTGACTTGAGAGGTCACGAAATGAGTGATGTTGAATGTCCGTATTGCGGCGAAGGCCAAGACATTAACCACGATGACGGTTACGGCTATGATGAAGCGCGTACTTACGAACAAGAATGTGGAGACTGCGAAAAAACCTTCGTATATGAAACATCAATTATTTTCAGTTACGAGGCAAGCACGGCGGACTGTCTCAACGGTGGCGAACATGACTGGTATGCGCCTGTAACCTATCCTCGGAAATATACCCGCATGACCTGTAGAGATTGTGACCTCAAGCGCAAACCGACTGATAGCGAAATGGAAAGGATTTTGTCCGAATGAATCAGTTTACCTTCATCAAAGTCCCTGAATCCGTACTGGTATCGCCAGAGAACGGCTCACAGGTACGCTTAATCGTCCAGCGTCGTGAGTTCATAGACGATGTAGGCAACCTGTTCAAAGCGGATGATCTGGCGGCAAGTAGGCCGTCTAACGCGATTAGGAAGTGGCTGGACGAGAATTATCCAGTCCAGAACGGAGACTCAGGAAAATGAGGAAGGTCTACAAGTACGAGATTCAGACAGACGGCCTGACTGTCGATGCCGCGATAATCAGCCCGCTTTATGTCGCTGCGGTTGACGACAAGCTGTTCCTGTGGGCCGAGGTAGAGATTGGCGGCGTACCTCGCGAACATCGATTCTTTGCTTACCCGACCGGCCACATGGCAATACCAGAATACGCGACCTATGTCGGGACTGCGCTCATGCATGATGGGGCGCTGGTCTGGCATGTGTACGAGTTGAAGGAGGACTCGGGGCGTTGATTGACTATTTGCAGAGCTTGTCGTTTGGGCGTAGCTCGCAGAGAGTCGCGATCAAGTCCGCCAGCGGCTCGACAGCATACGGGTCATTCGCGCGCACTTGCTTCTGCAACTCCCGGATTTGTTTTTTTAGTTCGAGAACGTATCGGCTTTCCTCGTTCTTGAGGTGCTTCTCGTACTCCGCCGCCGGAACATGACGCGAGGCAATGGTCTCCAGCCGGACGGTATCCGATTTCGGCGCGAAACTGACAAACGCCCATGCCATACCGCCAGCAATCAGTGTTAGGCAAACGCCCAGCAGCTTGGCAAAATCTGACATACTCATTGCTCGTTTAACCTCAGTCTCGATCCAATATTGTCAACATCTTCGATACGCTTTATCAGCATGTCGTGTCTTCCCTCCAGACGGCTGAGCGATTTCCACGTTTCCAGCTCCGCAGCGCTCAGTTCCTTATGCGATTTCAACTCGGCCGCGTGCGCCTTTTCCAGGTACGTCTCGACCCGCTCTTCGAGCTGTAATAGCTTTGCGTCACGACGAACGCCTTCTGTAGCCAGGTGGCTATTTAGCAAGAGCACAAACGAAACCATCGCGCCGCCGACAATCACAACCGATGAAATGATTGCTGGCCAGTTTGGCGGGCTGCTTGGCTTATTGATGCGCTGCACAATGCTCCGGATCTCAGAGCGAGTTTCTTTCGCCTCCTCTCTTGAGTCCGCGAAGCCTTTGGCCATGCTCTCGGCAAGACTAAGCAGCTGCGTTTCGGTTTTCGCCTGGAGATTAGCCAGCGTGCTGATCTGATCGTGCGCCTCGTCGATACGACGATGAACGTTTGCAAGATCTGGACGCTCTTTATCGTCAGACATTTACTTTCGCCACACCGCTACTGACCATCTGACAGCGCCGCGATCTCTCGAAGCTGCCCGTTCAACGTTTGAATGGTGTCGCGGTCTCGGCCCCAGAGTTTCAGTGCGTCACCGTAGGTAATATCGGAGAAATGGGCGAAGGCGGGATCTGTTTCGTCAGATCCTTCGGGACCGGCACAGTGACGATCGTTTCCGGCCCCGGCACCGGGACGTTCCGCGTCACAATCCGTGGCTCGCACGCGCACCCACTCATCAAGAGCAGCAGCGCGGACAAAGACATTAAGGCATTCGTCGCTGTCTGGGATTTCATCGGTTTCCGCCTTCAGCATCAGCCGGGTGATCGTTTCGTCGCGCTCGGCCGTCCCGGCGACGGCGCGAAGCGCAGTTTCTTCAGCGAGGCGTATTGATTCACGGTCACGCTCGGCCTGGCGCTCCAGGTTATCGATTCGTTGCTGCATGTGCCTGTTGTCGGCGTTACGGCCGATGCGCTCTTGGTCAAGCAGGTCCTGTAACACCGCCGCATTGCATGCACCTCGTTCCTCGATAACTTTGTCCCTGGCGCCTAGCCATAGTCCCGTCAAAACTGCGTTCGCAGTGATGGACAGACCCAGCGTGGCCAGCAATGGGACGGCAAGACGCTCAAGAATCACGGAGGCGGAACCTGTGAGAACCGACTCGCCAGATTCTCCGCCAGCGAGTTGCCCATGTAGCCCGATGCAAACGCGGCGCCTGGATTCATCCAGCTCATTGCGGTCATGACCGTGAACACGGCCGCAGTTGCCAGGACTGATACCAGTGTCTGTGCGGGCACCATTGCGACGTATGCGAAAAGGCCTGGTTCCTTGCCCTTTTCGGCCAAGTGTCTTGCCTCCGCCCATTTCATTGCGATATGCAGGAACAAACCGAGCCCGCAAATGAACATGTTGAGCAGTAGCGCTTGCAACGCAGTCAGTTCCATCACGTCACCTCGTTATCTTCTGGGGTTTCCTCGAGCGTTTCAGTCAGGTCTTTCCGCATCCACGGATGCTTTTTCGCCATCGCTTCCGGCTGACTGGCCGCTGTCCATTTCCAGAATTGCCAGTTTAAGAACAGCGCCGTCCGGTCGAGAATCCCCTTCGCCTTGCGAGCCAGCCTGTACGCCTGATAGAAATCGACCATGCCGTTCAACCACGGTATGCCGACGAGAAGCAGAAATAGAAATACGCCGATTGCTGTCATTACCATCCCCAGACGATATGGCCGAACAACCAGGCCGAAAAGGCGTAGAAACTCCCCCGCCTTGCCTTCATGCCGAGCGACTGGTTTCCAGCGAAACGCGTCGAGAAGCCGAAGATGTAACGTATGACTTCGGACAGCGTATCGCCCCGCTTGGCGTTGTAGAGCGCCGGCAGCTCGATCGCAAAGAACTGCGCGAGCCACACGACCCACATGGGCGCGTCATTCCAGAGCGTTTCAAACACCGTACCCTCCTATCAGACCGGCCACGCGCCTCGCGCGCTTCGGGGTCTGTTCGTTTGCCCACTTAGAGTCCAGCGCATGCTGCGCCGCTGCTACGCGATCGCCGTCGCGCAACGCCTGCAGCATTTTCTTGAATCCGTAGACACCGCCTACACCGAGCTGGTACGCCATGTTTCCGAGAGCTCGCTGCACTTCTTCTGGCTGGTGTTGCACAAATGGCAAAAGATTGACGAGTTGGTTCCAGCGGAGAGTCGCGGCTTCGATCAGCATCTGCTCGCCGATGTGTTTCGTGATGCCGCCGCCGCGACTGTAGTCGACCATCTGCCCGTAGCCGATGGTTGGGTATCCGTGCACGGTCGAGCCTTTGCTGATGGGTTCGCCGGTTTCGTCGTCGTACACCCAAGGGCGCCAGCCCTCGTCGCTTTTCAGATCTTCAACGAGTTCGTCAATCACGGTATTGAAACGCCTGTCATCGAATTCGGCTCCGCTAGTTCTCGAATTTCCATCGCTGGATCTGGCTGGTCACAAAACTGACGTTGTCAGTGCCTGTGTCCGGGATTTCGGTTTGTTCTGCGGTCGCTATGGCGCGCGCGTCGGTGCTGTAGTCGACTGACCACCCTGCCCAGAGCGTATGATCACCGGTTGCGCCACCCAGATCGGCCGCATACCAATAGGTCCCGACCGTCGTCATGTCGAGATTATCGGTCAGGCCAGTTGGCGAATAATCCTCGCTGTTGCTCTTGATGTAGGTGGCAATCGCGAGCGAAACCTCGTCCGTGTTATCGGCTATGCCGATAACTTCAAATTCGCTGTCAACACTTTCGAACGAGAGTTCGGTGCCATTGCCGTGTGGGCTGATGGTGCTGTACGAATCATCAAAATCGAACGCCGCCATCTGCGCGAACACCATGACCGATGACGTGATTGTGATCGTGAAATCGTCGTCGGCGTCGCCCGTTGCGATTCGGTACCAGAGGCGTCGCTGTGTGCCGCTACTGAGCAGGGAAGTCCACGTCCCCGACTCGTCTGGATTGGTCTCAGAATCGAGCCCGCCACTCGCCAGCATGCAGACGATGAGCAAGTCCCCTGCACTGTATGACGGCTTGTCGAGAGCGACAGACGTGTCGCCGTCAATAATGTTGTTGTACCACGCACCAGCTTCCGCGAACGAAATGATCGGCGGCACGTTGTACGTCGCACTGATGTCGAACACCGCCGTAGTCAAAACCTCGGCACCGGCATCATCTGCGGCGATCTCGAGCGTGATGTTCGCGGTATCGACGCCCTCGGTAGCCTGAACCTCGTTGAAGATCCGATCGGTGTCCAGCGCCAGCCAGGATCCGGTTGTCCCGACGTCCAGTGTCCCGGAGTTGACAGTGCATCGAACCCAGTAGTCGCGGCCGCCAGTTCCCAGCCACTCACCAGACGGGACGTTTGCGTCCGTCCATTGGCCTGCCGGGGTCATGTACTGGACATGACCGTCGGCGTTGAGACGGATGCCGGCAGAGCACGTCGCATTGTTGCGGGAGTTGTGCAGGTTCCCGCCCGTCAGCTTGACCTCGAGGTTCTCCTGGCCAGCGAAGATCAGCTCACCGGTAGGTGATCGGACCGTGTAGTCGGCTTCTGTCAGATCTTCCCAGACCGTGTCGTCTTCCTCGACCAGGGTCAGATCGACGCCGTCTCCGTCTTTACGGAGCTTCCATTCCGTGATGAAGAACTTTTTGTCGGCGAACTCCAGCTCGTTGACGTCCAGCAGGACCACGGTGCCTGGTTGCAGCCGGAAGCAGCTCCAGTTGCCTTCCCACGTGAGAACCTTCTGTTGCCGCGACTGGCGCAAGCGGATCTCGGCGCCACGCTGCGATTCGAACGACGTGTTCGCCGTGTTGAAATCGATAGTCTTGTACTTGAAGCCGTTGTCGGCGGTCTCGTAGTCGCTGTTGCGGCGCTCCGGGTACGCACTTGCGGCGTAGTTGCGGCTCGGATCGACGAACTTGCCACGAACCCGGTTGTAGCGCTCCTTCGACGGCGTGCTTGCCTGCAGCTGAATGGAGCCCAGCAGGTTGGCCTCGGTCAGTTTGACGTCCGGCAGTAGCGCGGCACCAGCCCACATGCGCCACTTGCCTCCGGATTCGATGCAACGGCCGAGCATCGCGTCCTGCAGCATTTCTTTGATCTGGCCACGTTGCTGGTCGCTAAAGAACGTGAAGTTGCAGGTATATCGTTTCTGGTAGGACGCTGTCGGGATCGGCACCAGCTGGTCGCAGACGTTGGCGGCCTGGATGACGAGTTCCCAGTCGATACGATCAGACGACTCACCAAGTCCCACCCTTTCCCACATCAACCAGTCAGCAAGGCACAGCGCCGGGTTGTCGGACCATTCCCAGGTTGTGTCGTCGTCGACGCGGTGCGCACCGCTGCCGCCGTTCGTGCTGTCGAGTCTCGGATCGTAGACCTTATGGCCCTTGATCAACGCCCGTAGGTTCTGCGGGATGCCGCTTTCGAAGGCAGTGTTGTTGGCCTCGAGCGTCATCTTTGTGAACAGCAGCGACCAGCCTCGACCGCGGTGCGATGACGTCCAGAGCGACGGATATGCCGACGTCAGTGCCGCAATGGCGGTCTGCGTGCTCGTTCCCTTGCGGGTATCGATATCGACAACGTCGTCGTAAATGCCGGCCGAGACGGTGTCGCTGTCGTCCGGGATCCCAACGCCGACGACGATATCGGTGTCGTCGATGCGGAACGCTTCGAAGGACTCGATCTCGCGGCCGGTGAGCGCGACCAGGCGGTCCAGATCCTTGTTGCCATCGGCGGAGGTATTGGCGAACAGCAGCGGCCCGGAGAGCATGTCCTGCCCGTAAACGAAGGCCTGCGGCTGTACCGAGTTTCTGACCGTCAGCAGCTTGTCGGCGGCCGCCTGGGTGAGATCGAGTTTCGGTGCGGCGGCCTTGGCCGCCAGCGACAGGAGTGCCAGGCGCGTGATGTTGACCGCCAGCACATACGCCGCACTGGCGCCAGCCGCAGCGCCGAAAAAGACGGCACCGACGAAGCTCCCGATCGCGCTAAGTGCCGGACCCATGAACCTTCCAGCCGACGTGCGGGTGTGACTTCGGCAACCGGACAATCGTCCGCCAGCCCTTCACAACCAGGCAGTTATCGAGAACCAGGCCGACGGCCGGGTCGTGAAGGTAGGCGATATCTCCCGTCTCGAGATCGGTCGCCGGCAATGCCTCGCCCAGGTGCTCGACAAACGCCTCGTAGAGCCCGCCAGCGGCGCGCAGACGCGTCACGGCGCTGCGGCGATCGTCGTATCCCATCATGATCGTGACTGGGAA